AAAAAAGCTTGACAGCTTTGTCCCAACGGACGAGTAGTGACCACATGGCCACGAAAATCCGGTATCAAAACCGTGGCAAACCTTTGCAGGTTCTGCACCTTTCGAGTGCTGAGCCCTAACTGGGAGCCCCTTTGATCGGACTAAATTAGTCTTCATCATCGCTTGATGATGTATCTGATGAGTCGGACTCATCCAATGCGCCCTCTTTGAAGACGCGCCATAGCAGATCTTCTGCTATTTTATCCGCCATAAGGTGGAGTAGATGAAGGACAACCTTCGTGACAGGGTCTCCCATGAGTACCCCACGAGAAGTGTAAAACTTCTCTATTGGACAGCCATTCCTGTCCATGGTTTCCACTTGTCGTGGACCTGTCAATGCGAATACCATTGACTCTCTATACCATTTTGGTATACCTAGGTTATAGCATAACCTGTTTAGACCCGCAGCGGCTATGTGCGGATCAAAGTAGTCAGTCGCCTGACTCCAATCAGTGCTACAAACACTGGTAGTTATCTTCTCATTGAAGATAAAACTCGCACTAGGATTCTTGTGCGATAGACGCTTGAAGAAATTCCAAGCATGATTAGCGGCTCCAACACCGCTTTGGCTAGAGGGCAGAACCTCCAGCATTTTCAGACCCATATGTGAAAATGGGTGAAGAAGCAGCGCATGCTGCAATGTGGACACAGTGATGGTCCTATACTTGCCTAGTTCTGCGACTAGGCTTATTCGACATGACATCGAATTATTCTGATAGACTTGCGTTCTATCAGTGAATTTTCCACATGCCCAGTGGAATAGTCGAACTCCAATTTTGGAGTTCTGTTCGGTCAGTATATGACCGGTAGGACCTCCTGTATGGAGGTCAATTTCCGGTATTTCCGGATTGAGTCGTAAGACCCTACGGGCAGCTTCAAGCTTCCCACCAACATTTGTGTTGGTAAAGAACTCACCAGAGTCCGATAGAGAGATCTTTGCACTCTCTGCCATAGACTTAAAGAATAAGTCTCGTTTTTCCTCAGCACCCAGTCTGAGGAGTAGATCTTGGTGAACAAGATCAACGGACCGTGCCAACGGTCCCTTTATGAGCTCATAGAGCTCAATAGACGACGGTGTCGTCAATATGGCCTTTGTTTTGGCCAGTGTGCGATCATACACACAGCGGGGTGGTACCCCACTAGCTCTTGTCTGCGACAAGATCATCACTTGGTAGTGAGAAAGGGGAGTCTTTCCCCGAACGAGGGCACATGCCACTCGAAGTGCCGAGAGTTCTCTTGGCACAACGACCTTACTCAGGTCAGAAGCAGGGTTGAACCCATGCATTTTGATCTTCTTACGAAGATCCTTAACCTTCTC